TTGAATCCATTGCTTTACTTCTGAAAGGTTTACTGGGCCCTCTACCTTTGGTTCCCACCATGCTACTGCATCTACTACTACAATTGGTGCTACTTGTTCGTAGTTATTAATTACCTGAATATTTACCCATTTATCTACGTGAGCAATTGCTACCGCACACTTATCGTGCTTTTGTGCAAGGTCAGCATGAACATAATAAACCTTATCTGGATCTGGCTTAAATGATTCGTCAAACCTTTTGAATGTATCTACTGGGTTTCTTAATGTCATACACGATCTTACCTTCTCTGCCTGCTTAAAAAATGCATCAGAGGCAAAGGTTGGAACACAAGCAAAGCGCATCATTGCATCCCCAAGGTCTGTCATAAATGCAATCATAAAGTCATCTATCTTACGAGTAGGGTTTACTTCCCATGTTGGTCTTTTTAGTGCGAATACTCCTGGATATTTATATGAAATGATCTGATCTTCATCCCAGGAAATTTCAAACGAGTTGTCTGGGTTATCTTCTGGAAGTAGTGGGTTAATTGTAAATTTATGTGTTCTTTCTATTACTTCTTTTTCAGCAATAACATCATCATACTTTTCTGAAATAAAATCCCCTGGGTATCTTGGGAATGAAAGTAAAACAACCTTACCTAAGTCAGGGAAACGGGAGTCTACTGATCCACGAAAAGCCTTATAGATATTGTCAGCAGTCTTACCCTGTTCGTTTCCAGTGTTAACTTCAGAAGCAAAACCAGAAATCTCATCAAGAACTGCAAGCAACAAGTTCAAACCCTCATGTGACTCACGCTCTGAGTGACCAGAGTAAACAGTAATTGATTTATCAAACTCAACAGAGTCAGCCTTTGCATAATACTTTCCTATAAACCATGGAGATCTTTCAATTTTAGATTTAAATCCTTTAAAAAAAACATTCTTTGCTTGTTGTGCGTTAATAGCAACGTTAATAAGATCAATAGCATCTCCAGATGGCTTACCAAAATATTTTGCTGGGTCTTTTAAACATAGTAGTTTGTATACAATATATGCACAGGCTACTGTTGATACAAAGTCTTTTCCAGATCCCTTGCCAAGTTGCAGGATAATTTCATTTTTAGTGTATTTATTATAATACTGAGTACCTTTTTCTTCACCAAGCATACTAATTACATCTTCTTTGCGATAGATTTGACTCATCGCCTCAACAATATCATACTGAATATCTGAAAGCGGGGGCTGTCCAAGATAGGCTTCTCCTTCAACAAATGTTTTTGCATCCACAGGGATCTCTTGAAAATGATCATCCTGTAGTGCTTCAAGAAATTCATTGAACATCGTGGACAACTGTAATCACCTCATTGTCTTTTGCAAATGAAGATAACCTACGCATGATTTGGTCACGAATCTCTGGATGCTCAGAAGCAATGTCTTTTAATATTGAAACAAGGATCTCTTGTCTTTTTTCAATTTCCATCATCTCTTCTGCTAACTCTTTATTTTCAAGTAGTCCAGCCTTTTGTAGCATATCAATTCTTTTAGACTCAATATCCATAACAAGTTTAATTCCAGCAGTCTTAGCACTAAGGTTATTAGTCATAGATGCTTCATCAATAACTTCATATGTACGAGATACAAGTTTGCTATAGTGCGTATCTGCTGCTGCAAGCGCTTCTTTGGCACGAGCACGAATAGCATCGTTAGCAGATGCCATAACTTTCCACTCATTGATAAGAGTTACAACTCTTTGTCTTGGTATTGCAAGTTGTTTTGAAATTACCGTAGGATCATTACCCTTAAGGTATTCTTCTACTACCTGATTAACTTGGTCCAGGTGCTTAACTAAATCATCTTCAGTTGACATACTTACCCTCTAATCTATTAATTTCATCTTTTATGTAGAAGATTGCCTTCTCAAGATCTTGAATTGTTTTTGACTCATCTTTGATTCCTGCTCTCCATAAATACTTAAAAGCATTACCGATATTGAAGTTACGGTGACGAGTAATTTGAATGCATTCTACTCCAGATGGGTCTGTTGTGTAGTGTGTTGGATGATTAACTTGGTCAACTGTTATGTTTAAATTTTCACTCATCGTCTTCCTCCCAGTCAAATGAATCAGGTATCACCTTAAGTATAGCAGTTGCATATGCAAAACCTACTGCTGTTATTAATGATAAAACAAATAGTAAATATTTTACTTTTTTCATCGCCGTGATTTCCTTAATCCAAATTTAGCAAGGTAAACATAAACAGTCTCTACTGTACATCCACATTCCTTAGCAATCTCTTCTGGAGACTTTTTATCTACAAGATAGCGCTTACGCATAAAAACCTCACTTGTATATAGTTTAGCACCCACGGTATTAATTGTCAACTCCTTTCTCAAAAATGTCATAGTTATAGGCATTTGAATCCTCTAAGACCCACTTGTCATAACTTTCAACATCCCATTTATTTGTATTGACAAGCCTGTGAAGTAATAGGCTTTGTTTTGTTACAAATGATGGCTCATATAGTTTAACTCGATTGTTAGGTTGAATAGCAAAGTTTCCGTCATCTCTTTGAATTACATGCCCACATTTGTGCTGGCCTGGATTTTCAGAATATCCATCGTCTAAAATATTTGAATCTGGGTTATGCCAGTCAAGAGTAAATAAATACTTTCCAGGAACATTTTCTTTTTCTCTGTTAAGATAAGACATTCTCATGTTGACTAAGTTTTGAAACTTAGTTACAGCCACATGTGAAGAAAATGAATTCCATAGGACAAGGTTATAGATAGGCTCTTCAGGGACTCCTGGCTTAGTACAAAAAGCATTGATTGGCATTCTCCACCATAGACCGCCATCTTCCATTAAGAAATGAAACAGTGGACTTCTTCCTTTAACACTTGAAACTCCAAATATAACGCATGGGAAATACTGATCGTGACTATCTTCCTGATCTCTTAAAAAGTTTCCACGTACGTAGCATTCTATCGGTGGGATGTTTGCATTTAACTCTGGCATTATTCAGTTCCTCCTACTGCCTTATTCCAATTTTTCATTGCCCAATGACCAATTCCACAGGCATCTGCAATATCATTATCATCTATATTTCTATCATATTGCATATTGATAAACTTAATTGTTCTTTGTTTCCTTAGTTCTCTTTCATGTGTTTTAAGCCATGACTCTGACTTCCCTGGATTTTGTGACTTAATAAATAGTTTCTCATCTTTAGATATCTTTTTGTTTCCAATAAAGTTTTGCCAAGTTATTGGGGCTACTTTACCTATTACCTTGGTTCCTGTCTGTCCTGCTGATCCAAGGATTGCACCCTGAACTAATGCAAGGTCAGCAGCAGTTTTAGGACTATTCATAAATACTGTGTGCTCAATCACTATTGCCTCAAAGCCACCATAATAGTCAAGAAAAAGTTTAACCTTTTGCCCTGCATCCATAACCTTTTCGTAAGTATCTTTTCCTTTAAATGTAATTTTTCCTACCACTCCCAAAGTTTTTTGTTGGGTATCAAAAATAGCAAAGGCAAGACTATTAGTGCTTGCATCAATAGCACAAATAGTATTTGGGATTTTTGTCCCTATTGCCTCTGCTAGTTTCATTTTAAATTATCCTTAATTGCTTTAAGCGCTTTTGCTACATCGGATGGATTTACATTACACTTTGCACAAAGACTTTCATCATTGTATATTGATAAAGCCTTTTTACAAGATTTGCAATTTCTTTCCTTGCCTTTTCTTTTTTGTCTTCTAGAAATTATATACCTTGCAGCAATTTTTTCTTTTGTCGACAGTTCTCTACATTCTGGTGAACAGTATATTTGATAAACTATATCTGTTTCAAACTTTTTATCACACCATTGACAATGTTTCATCTATCGGCTCCATGGACTTTAGTTTAAAGTCTCCCTTACCAGCCTCTGCACATGCCTTTTTAACTGGACATGATTTGCAAATTTTTGAATTTGAGCGATAGTTCTTTTCAGGAAGGGTTCTGTCGACCCATGCCTTACGAACTGATCTCATCCATTCAAACGTCTGGTCTACCCACCGACGATAATAATCATTTACTTCTACTGGAAGAATAAGCAGTTCATGGTTGTTTTTGTTCTCGTAAATAAGAACTGCTTTAGGCTTCTTAAGAATTTTCATATAGATAAGTAACTGGACCAAGTGACCAGTCTTTGGTTTATTATGTGCTTTGCGATATTCAAATCCTTCATTCATCATTGTTTTAATTTCACCAAGGAGTTCTTCTCCCTGCCAATTAACAATAACATCTCCATAACCAAAGATCGGTGGATCAGAGTGAGTAATCTTAAACTCTGAATCTACAAGGAAACCATCTGGTACGTTACCCATTGCTTCCTGAATTCTTTCGTGAGACTTGGTTCCTGCAGTCATATTTGCTGCGCTGTATGGAGTTGCGTCGTCCTCAAACATTTGTCCATCAAATGCTAAATACCAATATCTTGGGCACTCTCCGTGTCCATAGGCAATAGTAGAAGGCGCAAAAGTTTTCTTCTGAGTCTGCTTATCAATGCGATTAACAATATATCCAGACTGAATTTTTTCAGTCAAACCAGCCACATCTATTGGATGTGTTGGTGCCTTTTCTTGCTTAACCATAATTTGTTGCAATAAACTTTTTGTCATATTTTACTCGTTTCTATTAGTATAAGTATAGCATATTAGCGAGTAATATACTTTAGCGCAGATACTAAATTGTTTAACGACTCTGCTGCCGTGTAGTAAATATTCTTCTTTCCACGATCTGATTTGTCTACATTTGCCATCCATGTGGCTTTAAATGCCATCTTTGCAGCAATTGCCTGAAGCCTTACAATCTCTACGTGAGCCACATTGATTGGAATATCTGGCTTAATAATTAGTTTAGCAATCATAGTGAGTGCAACTGTAAGTTCTTCATCCTGCATATAGTCTGCAATCTCTGCAAGACCATTAACCATATCTATTGTTGTTACTTGTTGCTCCATTATTCCTCCACTAGATCTTCTAAGATACTCATTTCAATTATAGCAAGCCTGACTTTAGAGTTACCCTCGCCCATCACGACAACTATGGCAGGGTCTTTACCATTCTTCATAGCATCAGTTGTGGCTTTCGCCCAAACCTCTTTATTTAATGTGAATGACTTTCCTACTTCTTTAAAATCTACAACAAAATTTTTCCAGGAAGCATCACCCTTTTGGGTATTACGACCAGAGTTTTTGTGCTGCTTAGCACCTATCCTCTTAGACTCACTCTTCTCCGTCAAAATCCTTCTTCTTTCTTCTTCCAAGATTAACCTTGCTTAGGTGTTTATCTTTACACATCCATGTCATTTCTTTTGTTTCTGCATAAAGCCTTAAGGATGTAACTTCTGCTTTACATTCGTGACACAAAAACTTTCCGTGATAGACAGTATAACTAGGCACTTAGTTTAGCCTTGATTGATTCTTGCAAATCAAGATCCTCTCTTACACGATTAATAAATGCTTCTTTACCCTGAACTTTTCCTCCGTCAGGTAAGATATACCAAGCGCCAGTTCGTTCCACAATACCATTTAGTTCTGCTGTAGTAACCAAATCACCAATGGTATCAAGACCAATATCGTCACCTCTAAAGTAAAAATCATACTCACCAGATTGGAACCCTGGAGAGGTTTTAGAGAATTGGAGTTCCCACTTAATAGTTCTGCCAACTTTTTCTTCAATTAGTTTATCTCCTACTTTAATCTTTCCTTTAATCGCTTGATTGTCGGACTCGGAACTAAATAACTTAATAATGCAAGAAGAATAAAACTTAGTAGCCTGACCACCAGAAGGCTGCTGGCTAGTATACATAGCATTAATATTATTACGAGACTGGGAAATAAGAACAAGAAGAGTAGGCTTAACCTTGTTGTTAGCATAATTAAGCATTTTCCATGCGTTACTAAAGTCACGTGATTCTGCTCCAATCTGTTTAGTATTTTCCAAAGCCTTCATCTCATCAGTATCTTTTTCAAAATAGATTGCTGGAAGCATTGATGTAATAGAGTCTACCACGATAAGGTCGACACCAGCGTTCATTAGTCCAACGCCAACATCTACCATATCACTAATAGTTCTTGCTTGTGAGTAGATTAATTTTTCTGGATCTACCCCAAGAGTTCTAGCCCAATCTTCTGAGTATGACATTTCTGAATCAATCCATGCACAGAGTTTACCCTCTGCTTGTGCTAAAGCAATCATCTGAAGGCACATAGAAGACTTTGCAGACGACTTTGAGCCCCATATGAGTACTTGTCTACCGTAAGGAAGCCCTCCTCCCAGTGCACGGTTTAAACCAAAACTAGGGGTAGGTTGATATTCATAGTTAACTCCTACACCGCTACCCAATCTCTTCCTTAACTTAGGATCAAGTTGTGCTAATGCTTCTTCTATACTAACTGACATGTACATCCTCCAATGTTACTGTTCCGTCTTTTGTCTTTCCAAAATCAAACTTATAAGATTTTCCTTCTTCAATGTGCATATATGCTTTTGCAAATGATGTAGGAAAAACTGTAATTGAATGCAAGTCTCTACTTGTATCTGCAAGTGTAAGAGATGCCATCTTCTTTCCTGTTTTTGTAATCCTTGGTTTAAAGGATACCACAAACATTTCATCATCTTTATATGGTAACTGCTTGTAACTTAAAAACTTTACAAGAGCATGTGATGATTCTTTTATCTCATCTGAAGGTATGAAAGATACAATCCTATTATCATTACAAAGAACCAAGTAAGAACGACCTGTCTCAATAGTTGTATTCTCATCATCAAATATACCGACGCTGCCAGTTTTGTCCAAAATTTCAACTCGTGACCATCCTGTTCCTCGTTTAATTGATTTTACCATACCCATAAAAATGTATGATCCTTTTTCTTCAAAGTCAACAATGTCCTGAATAAATGCATAGTAATGAGAAGGTATTGTAATATTAAACTCTGGAAGGTTTAAATACTCATATAAATTCTCTTTAATCTCCTGATCATTTCTAGGATTATCGTTGAATGTTGCTGCACCAATTACCCTAAGTGCTTGGAGTGCACGAGAGTTTACTCCGTTGCCCTTGGTAAATGTAAACTCTTCAAGTTCTTTGTACGAATTAAATGGTCGTGCCGATATGTATCGTTCACCAATTTTGTCAGATATGAACTTGATAGCACTGAGTCCAAACCGAATCCCTTTACCCTCAATTTTAAAATCAATATCCGAATCGTTAATGTGAGGTAACTTAACGCTAATGCCCATTCTTTTTGCTTCAATAAGGTATTCAGTTCTCGCATCTTTATCCTTTTCATTCTTTAGCACTGAGTACATAAACTCAAGTGGGTAATAATACTTTAGCCACGCTGTCCAGTAGGATAGCGTTGAGTATGCTACTGCGTGGGACTTGTTAAATGAGTACCCTGCGTGAGCCTCAAAGTCATGCCATAGATCTAAAGCAGCATGAGGAGTAATGAATTTAGATGCACCTTCTACGAACTTCTCTTTAAACTGATCAAATTCTTTAGCATCCTTTTTCTTTCCAATGATCTTTCTAACTTTGTCTGCTTCCGACATGGACATACCGCCAAGGTGTACGCATGCTTGCATAACTTGTTCCTGGTAAAGAATACAGCCATAAGTGTCCTCCGTAAATTCTTTTAGTACTTGGTGTGTATAAGAAATATTTTGACGACCATGCTTACGATCAACATAGTCTTTTCCGATAGTATTCATTGCACCTGGACGGACAAGTGCGTTTGATGCTGCAAGTTCGTTTAGATTCTTAACGCCCATCTTAACAAGAAGGTTTGTATATGGTGCTGCTTCACACTGGAACACACCCTTTGTATACCCGTCAGAAAGCATCTGATAAACATTTGCATCATCCATTTTGATCTTAAGAAGGTCAATCTTTTTACCGTCTCGCTCTTTAATTATATCAATTGTATTCTTAAGAACAGACAAAGTTTTAAGACCCAAAGCATCAATCTTAATTAAACCAATTCTTTCAGCCTCTTCCATGTCAACACCAACTACTGGAATTCTTTCATCAGACCCAGTAGATGATCTTGTTTCAAGTGGTGCATACCTAAAGATTGGTTCTTTTGCAGTTACAACACCAGCAGCGTGAATGCCTGTTCCACGGATGCGACCACGAAGTTGTTCTCCGTAAACTTCTACCTCTGGATACTTCTCACGAAACTCGTATGTTGATTTTGATGTACAGAAATCATCCCATGAGTCTACAGTTTTTAAAACCTTGTTTACATCTGACAAAGGAATATTTAGAACTCTTGATACATCTCTAACAATTCCCTTACCTGTGAACTCAAGGAAGGTAGCGATAGATGCAACATGTCGATACTGTCTAACAAGATAGTCTTTTACTTCTTCACGACGAGTATCTTGAATATCTGTATCGATATCTGGAAAGTCGTTACGTTCTGGATTAATAAAACGGAAGAACAAAAGGTTGTGTTCAATAGGATCAATGTCTGTAATCTTTAGTGCATAACAAACAAGAGAGCCAGCAGATGAACCACGACCTGGACCAACCATAATTTCTTCCTTCTTAGCCCAGTTGATCATGTTACTTACAACAAGGAAGTATGGAGCAAACTTCTTATCCTTAATAATCTGCAACTCTTCTTCAAGTCTGTCAAGGTATTCCTGGTTTTCTGACAAACCTCTCTCCGCCAAACCTTCTAACGCAACCTTTGCAAGTTCTTTGTCAGGGCTTTTGTATTGTACTGGAAGAAGGTTTAGTCCTTCTTGAATTCCATAGTCTCCTACTGTATCTGCTAATAGGAGTGTGTTTGAGTAGATGTCAGGTCTATCAATACCCTGCGCTTCCATGGCTGCTTTAATCTCTTCGTATGAGAGCAGGTGAATATCAAACTTATTGAATGTAATCTGACGGTCTTCGCCATAGAGATAGTCAAGGCGTTCCATCATGTTACCTTTTTTCTTTGACTTTTCATATGTTGCATCTTTTACAAACTTGCCGTGTGTG